AATGCTATGATGGGCAAAATTAGGTAACAATTCTAGAATAGTGGAGCTTAATCTTCCGTAGTCATCAAATCGTCGTGATCCGACAACTGCTACTTTAAATCGATTTAGCATCCCGTTGTACTCCTTTCGTGTTTTTAAAATAATCTTTCGTTACTCGTTTAGATTTTAAGTTTATTATACAATCGGGATGGTCTTTATCTCGAGTAGGAGATTTCGGATCGATTTCCCAATATGTGTAAATGTAATATTTAGTTTTAATAACCATAGTGAACTCCTTTCGTTATTTAGATTAAAAATTACAAGGTCAGAACGACATCAAAATAGGACTAGTGGAGCTTCCAAAATGTGCCATAAGCACAGTTTGGTTAGTGTAGCTGAAGTAAAGTGCTAATTTGGTTTCAGTAGATGTTAAATTTGCGTTTGTACCATCTTTAAGATTTGCGCAGAATCGAGCAAATTGTTATCATCTATCTAACAGTAATCATCTCTCTAAATGGAGCGAAAGGTTAGGAGACTTCAAATCTTTGATTTGTTATGTCGAGCTACCTTTACGGATAAAAGCGATTACGCAAATTAGTGCTTTAGTTTTGGGACTATTCTATTTTGATGTTAAACTTTAGAGAACTGTCAGCGACTAGGGGTTAGGATTTACCCAAATCATCTTTGATTTGGAATTGGAAATCATTATCCCTACAAAGCGAGATTGAATTGGTGAATAGATGGAACGCTGAAGGCGTTTCAAGATTCTGTTCGCCAAGACACAAATATCCCCCTTTGGCTCTTTTGGAAAGAGTTTAAGGCATTTTAGGGTGTTTTTGCTCCACACTACGCCTTTGGTTCTTTTCTAAAGAACAGAAGAAGGGTGTGCCTCGTCTAGAATTTGGACCTGACCTCTTGTTGTTTCAGGTTCAAATTGTAGATAACGGGCTTGGAGCGAAATACATATTTCCCTAAAACTGCCGAACAGACTTACTTACTTGTAATTTCAAGCGAAGATGAATTGAATTGCCCCTTGTGGGCTTGGGATCGAGATTCCAATTTAATTTAGCGAGGTTGAAATTACTATGCCTTTGGCATTTAAGCTCCCGATATAGTAGCGAGGTTCGATACCTTGATACTATATGGAGTGTGAGTTAAATTGATGACGAATTGTCTTGACAAGGGTTTTTTGAGGAACTATTCGTGAGAAGGCACATCAGTAATGAACAATTTAACTCATAAACAAAAAGCGTTGGTTGATACGCTAGTAACGAGAGGTGGCAGTATCAAGGATGCATCACAAATCGCTGGATATGCAAAGGGTGAAGCTGGTCGAGTAGTAGCTAGTAGAACGCTACGATTACCACAGGTACAGAAGTATATGATGGAGCGTATCGCCAACACTATAGGAACGGGAGCTATTACTGCTTCACGAAAGCTGGTTGAATTATCGGAAGGTGCAAGGAGTGAGTATGTACAACTAGAAGCCAGTAAGGATATACTGGATCGGGTAGGCATACGACAACCAGACAGAGTACAAGCTGAAGTAATAGGCGACATTAAAATCAACATAGACTTAAGATAAGCCATAGCACACGAATAAGTGGAGCTTTAGCTCCTCTATTGGCGAAATTGCTATGGAATCGCCCATTAACGAATGTCCTTCGGGAAAACGAAGGGGGGGACCAAAAGTTGCAGACTTTTGATATCATCTCCTCTTGGACAAGCAATTTTTCTTCTAAAAAGTTCGTTCCTGTGAGTTGCTAAAAAGGTATTTAGGATTTATGACTGTTCCTCTCGGTAGAATCAATCTATCGCTTTAACCTAACAGAAGGATACATAATGACTGATACAAAGGAAGCTGTTGCAAAAGCACCAGAAGAAGATAAAATAATCAAAACAAAGGACTATGACAAGGATTATGCATCCCTGAGGGAGAAGATGATAAGGATAAATTCTAATCAAAAGGAAAGTGAGGATAGAAATGCCGAAAGTAGGTAAGAAAAGTTATCCCTATACGGCAAAGGGTATGGCGAGAGCTAAAGCTGCTGCCAAAAGAAAAGGGAAAAGGGTTTCCTATGCCAAGAAGTCAAAAGGCAAAAGGTAGTAGGGTAGAAAGGGAGATCGTCAAGCTCTTTGAGGGAGCTGGATTCAAGGCGAGGCGACAGCCGTTGTCGGGGGCGTTGCCACAGTTTCCCCACGATGTCTATATCCACGACCTGTTCACAGGCTCTACGGCAGAGGTGAAGGCGAGGAAGGATGGAAAGGGTTTCACCCAGTTGGAGAGGTGGAAGGGATCGGCTGATCTCTTGATTCTCAAGAGAAATAATGCTACTCCTTTCGTCTGTGCCGACTGGAATTTTTTTAAAGGTCTTTTAGATGTCTATAGACGATCAAGTGAATTTGGAGAATAGGAAGATATTTGACATATCCCTCCAAGACAGAAACAGATTAAGGAAGATCGTGAAGAAGATTCATATGAGGCATTTTCCCATAGAGGCAGTTACTGACAAGGAAGCTGACAAGATCATAGAATCATTGGGACCCAAGATTCAAGAGGATTTAATAAAGAAATACATCAGTCAGGTTAAGTGATGCCTGAACTGACCTACAAGCCTGACGGATTGACGCTAAAAAATTTTTTACGCTCCAATGATTTCTTTCGGGGGATTCGAGGTCCTGTGGGATCAGGAAAATCTGTTGCCTGTTGCATAGAAATATTCAAGAGGGCGATAGAACAGCAGAAGAATAAGAATGGTTTTCGCAAATCGAGATGGGCTGTCATCAGAAACACCAATCCCCAATTAAAAACAACCACCATCAAGACTTGGCTGGACTGGTTTCCTGAAAATGACTGGGGGCATTTCAGGTGGTCTGTGCCTTATACCCACCACATCCTTAAGAACGAGCTGGATTTGGAGGTTATCTTCTTGGCGTTGGACAGACCAGAGGATATGAAGAAACTTCTATCATTGGAATTGACGGGTGTATGGATCAATGAGGCACGGGAGATACCGAAAACCATCATTGATGCGTGTACTATGCGTGTAGGTCGCTATCCCTCTATGCGAGACGGAGGGGCGAGTTGGTATGGAGTTGTCTGCGACACCAATGCTCCTGAAGAAGATCATTGGTGGGCTATTATGGCTGGTGATGTACCAGTTCCTGACCACATCTCAAGGGATGAGGCGTTGATGCTGGTGAAACCTGACAACTGGTCCTTCTTTGCACAGCCTTCAGGTATGAAAGAGACAAGGGAGAAGGATGGAACTTTAACGGGCTATGATTCAAGCGACATAGCAGAGAATAAAAAAAACCTGACACCTAAATATTACAACAACATCATCAAGGGAAAAACAAAAGGATGGATTGATGTCTATGTTCTCAATAAGCTGGGAAGCATAGAGGAGGGAAAGCCCGTGTTCTATTCTTGGAAAGAGGAATTACATTTGGCTGGAGAGAATCTTATGCCCAATCTGCAATCACCGATCATCATTGGTGTTGATTTTGGTCTGACACCAGCAGCCGTCTTTGGTCAACGCACAGTAACGGGAAGATGGAACATTCTTCACGAACTTGTGTGCTTTGATATGGGAACTGTTCGATTCGGGGAGCTTCTCAAGGCAGACATTACAAAATATTTTAGAAACTGTGAGGTGGAAATTTACGGGGACCCGGCTGGGGACTTTCGTTCGCAGACTGATGAGAGAACGCCATTTCAAATATTACGCAATTCTGGTTTACGAATAGCCCCAGCTCCGTCAAATGACATCTCACTACGAATTGAAGCCGTTGAAAACGCACTTTCTCGATTAATAGATGGAAAAGTTGGTTTTTCATTGGACAAAAGATGCCTGAACCTGAAGAAAGGGTTTAATGGTGGCTATCATTACAGAAGATTGCAGACTTCGGGGGATCGATATGACGAGAAGCCATACAAGAACAGGTATTCTCATATCCACGATGCATTGCAATATCTTTTAATGGGGGCTGGTGAAGGCAGAGCCTTGACTTATGGCAAAGGAAACTACAAGCCCAAAATAGCCAAGACAACTTGGGATGTTTTTGATAGACCAAAGCCTAATAAAAAGAAAAAGCAATGGAACATATTTTCTATCAATGGGTGATTTACTTTTATAGCCCAAAGAAATTAAGATGGTGGCAACGCTGGTTCAAAAAAGGATTTCACCATTGTGGAGCAATCCGATATGATCCAGAAAAAAAGATATGGATTAATACTGAAATGATTTTCAGCAAGATTATCATTGAGGTTATAACAAGAGATGAGATGATGGATATGCTTGATAATGTCAGACGGATGAATGGAAGAATTGTTCAACTGACTGTAGAAGAAAAGGATATGCAAACAACGGACTGCTGGATCAAGGAGCATACTTGCGTGAGCTTCATTCAGAAACTTTTGGGAATGAGAAAATGGTTTATATTTACTCCCTATCAGCTATATTGTGCGTTGAATAAGTCATAGAATATGGATTATTTCAGCTAAAGGTTTAATATGGGTTCATTATTCGGCACAAAATATCAGGAAACGGAGCAAGACAAGCTCATTAAACGGCAGATGAAGGAAGAAGAAGAAGCCAAAGCAAAGAAAATAGAGGATGAAAAGAAAAGAAAGTTAAGAATTGCTGCTGGTATGGTTGGTCCTCGATCCCTGATGACAAGAGCTGGTGGTTCAGGAATGTTTAATCCTGAAGGAGAGAAATATTAATGGTACATTTAACAAAACGACCAGCAACAACTGGTAGAGAAAGGGGAATAAAAGC